AAAAAATACCTCACTTTCATTTTTTACACTTGAAAATGAGATACATTTATATTATAATACAAATATAGTTACTTTCAAGTGCTATAGGGGGGAAATAAATGTATCAGGTCGCAAATCTAATTACATCTATTTTCCTTTTTTATTTTAAACTAATATACCATATTTATCAGTATAAAAATTTATACAATCATTCATATATTCACAGTCTACATCGAAGTATTCTGCTAAATCATACAAATTAAAACCCTGTGTGATTTTTTCTTTTAAGTTTTGAAATGGCACCAATATTGAATAAGCCCATTTTTTTGCTCTATATTCACATTTAGATTTTAATATTACATCTGAATTTATATAATATAATGCATTGCAATAATAATGACCTAATTCTTCTGCAATAATTTCTTTTTCCTCGGTAGAAGAGTGAATTAGGTTTTTGTCTAAAGCAATGCTGTATTCACTATCTATTTCAAAAATCATAGCCTTAAATATTTCCCAATTGTAATTATTGATGCATATATTTTCCTTTTCGGCTATATCATAAAGTTTTTCTAAAGTATTCATATAATATCTCCAAAGTTATTGTTTTTTATTTTTTTGATTTTTTATAAATTCAACATATTCACTGATTTTGGCTATTTGCTCATCTGTTAAACCTTCTAAGTTAATGCCTTTATATGAAGCAAATTTGAAATTATTTCTTTCCATAGGTACATCTAATCCCATCAACCAAGCCTCATTAACATCTAAAGCTTTAGCTAACAAGTAAACACCATCTTGCTTAGCTTCATATTTACCATTTATATATTCACTCAAAGAAGACTTTGAGATTCCAGTTTTTAAAGATAATTCTTTTGCTTTTATATTTCGTATACGCATAGCTGTATTTAATCTGTTAGAAAATGTATCTACTAATCCATCCATTTAGATTCCCTCCACAGCATATTATAAACGACTTTCCGAAAAAAATCAATGAAATTTTGAAAAAAAATTAAGAAAGTCGAATTTTTTTCAAAAAAAGTATTGACATTATTTTTTTTTATGATATTATAATCGTAGTTCGAGAACACGAACAAAGAAAGGAGGCATATAGGGTGCAAATGGAAGAAATTAATTATGATAAATTAAAAGGTAAAATAAAAGAAGTTCTAGGAACTCAAGGAAAACTAGCAGAAAAACTAGGGGTAGATGAAACTACTATAAGCAACAAATTAAACAACAATACATATTTTACACAAAAAGAAATAATAAAAATATGTATAATTCTAAACATAAAATTTGAAGAAATACCAGAATATTTTTTTAATCAAAAAGTTCGAGAACACGAACAAAAATAATTGCGACCTGATACAAAGAAAGAAGGTGGGTATATGCAAAATATAGAGCCGGTTGAGACAATAACTCCCTATGAAGCCGGAAGAATTATTGGTAAAAATGCAGATTACATAAGAGCAGGATTACGACAACAAAGATTTGATTTTGGTTCAGCAGTGGAAAGTCGAAATGGGCAATGGAACTATAATATTATAAAAAGTAAATTTTTAGAATACGCAGGTATTAGAAAGGAAAATACAAATGAAAATATTAAATGAAATAAAAGAGTTTCTAATTGGTACAAGTATACTTTGGTTACCAATAGTGGCAATAGGAATAGCAAATCAGTTATGTATATGGGCTGGTTTAGGAAGTTTATAAGAAAGGAGTTGAGAAATATGTTTATAGCAAAGAAAGTATATGATGAGTTAAACAAAAGAAATGTAGAACTAGCAAGGGAAGTAAGAGATTTAAATGCGGACAACAAAGAATTAAGGGAATTAAGAAAAGAAGCAATTCATAACAATACAATTTTAATTGAAAAAAATAACGAATTAACAAAAACAAATAAGGCAGTATATAAATTAGCAACAAGTAATACTTATGACAATGAAAAAATAATTTTAAGAAAAATAAAAGAACTAGTTCAACCATCACATCAAAACTAGTTCAAAATAAGAATTTGTATAAATTCATATATTTTTATTATACAGATTCTTTCAAAAAAAGTCAAGGAAAGGAATAAGTAAAATGAAAAGTACAGGAATTATAAGAAAATTGGACGAGCTAGGAAGAATAGTTTTACCAAGTGAGTTAAGAAAGAATTTAGAAATATCAGCCAAAGACTCAATAGAAATATTTACGCGAGGAGAAGAGATTGTATTAAAGAAATCTCAACAATCTTTTAAAGTTTGCCAAGAATGTGGAAAAGTACTAAATAAAAATGATAATTATTGTAGCGACTGTGGAAAGGAGCAATAGTTATGGAACAAGTAGAAAATCCAATGGTAATGCCAGAGTATGAATATAAATCAGACTATATACCAGACAATGTATGGGCAGAAAGAGAAGATAGAGATCATCAAGATAAAATTTTTGAAGAAATGATAGAGGAGGAAAGATAATGGACTACAAACAACTACAAGAAATAAATAATACATTAAAGACAACAGATATAAAAGGGAAAGCATATACAGAAGTAAATCAGAGAATACTTGGATTTAGACAATTATACCCAAACGGAACAATAGAAACTGAAATATTATCTAATGAGAACGGCGTATGTGTAATGGAAGCAATTATAAAAGATGAAGAAGGGAAAATTTTAGCAAAAGGACATGCTTTTGAAACACAAGGCTCAAGCTATATTAACAAAACAAGTTATATAGAAAATTGCGAAACTTCTGCGATAGGTAGAGCTCTAGGGGTTTTAGGAATTGGAGCTGAAACAAGCATTGCAAGCAAAGAAGAAATAGAAAAAGTTGAAGACGCAGACATATATAAACATAATATTTTCAAAATAAAAGAAAGAGTACAGCTTACATATACTCAAAAAATGAAAGATGGTTTAACAACAAAAGAAATCGCAGAAAAGCTACACAAAACAGAGGATGAGGTAAAAGCAATATTTAGTTATTTTGATACTTTAAGCAATTTTGAAAGGGATTTATCAAACATTGATACAAAGCCAAGATAGGAGTGGCTTTATAGGTGCAAGTGATACTAGCTTTGTAGTTGGAAATTGGGGAACAAAATCTTTTGAAAATTGGTGGCTTGAAAAATTAGCATTAAACAAAAATAGTTTTAGCAATGAGGCAACAAAAGCAGGAAACAATTATGAACATAAAATTTTATCAGCACTAAATATTCCAGAGCTAGAATTTGATAAACAGATAATAATAGACAGATTAAGAGTAAATTTAGACGGAAACACAAGGGATTGCATTTATGAAGTGAAAACACACAATATAAACAAAGAATTTAAAGTGTCAAAACAATATTGGAGGCAAGCACAAGTAGAAATGTATGCGTACAATACTAGAAATCTATATATAGTTTCATACGCATTGCAGGAAAGTGATTATAAAAACTATTTTAATGAAATTGATTTAGATAGAGTTAAATTTCACAAAGTAGAATATGATGAAGATTTTATAAACAACGAGTATTTACCTAATTTAAAAATATTAATGGAATGTTTGAAAAAGGGAACATTTCCAAGAAAAGAGGATTAAATGAAACAGAATTTACAATTAGTAGGGACAACAAGAATATTTGCAAAAGAGCTTAACGGGAAAACAGTTTATAGTACAAGTATCAGTAGTAAAAACATTGATGGAACATACGACAAAATGTACATTACAGTGCAATTCCCCAAAGACACAGTAATAGACAACCAAACAGACGTAACAATACTAGAAAGCTTTATGAGCTTTTATAAAAATAAGGATGGAATAGCAAAGCCAAAAATAGTAGTTATGAAATTTGAACAAGAATCTAAAGACGAGTTTGTATCAAATGAGCAATTACCATTTTAGGAGGAGCTTATGAAAAGTATAGGAACAATAGAAGATATATCAATAGACTATAAAACACAAAAACCTAAAATTCTATTAGTCTTAAACGAACGAGAAAGCCTTTCTAGCATTGAAGAATTAAAAGAGGACAAGTTATCTATTGAAATAAAAAAATACAAAAATAAACGCAGTCTGGACGCAAATGCGTATATGTGGGTTTTGATTTCTAAACTTGAAGAGAAGTTAAATATTTCAAAAGACATTATATATAAAGATGCAATAAGAAATATTGGAGTGTATGAAGTTATTCCAGTTAAAAATGAAGCTGTAGAGAGATTTATAGAGGCTTGGACTAAAAATGGCTTAGGTTGGGTATGCGAGACTACAAAGAGCAAATTGGAAGGTTACACAAACATATTAGCTTATTATGGTTCAAGTACTTATAATACAGCAGAAATGAGTAGATTAATAGATTTTGTAGTACAGGAATGTAAACAATTAAATATTGAAACTATGACACCCGAGCAACTTAATATACTTAAAGAGGAGTGGGGCAAAAAATGATAACAATAGATTTAAGTAATTCATTTAATCCAGTGCCAAAGACCGGACAGAAAAAGACAGAAAGTCCACTCAAAAGTGGACAGATGAAAAAGAAGAGCAGTAAACTAGCAAAATTAGAAAGACAAAGAGATAAAAACCTAATTAAATCTGGAATTTGTGAGGTCTGTGGTAGATATTCAAAGCAATTAGATTCACATGAAATTTACGGTGGAAGCAATAGAAAAAGAAGTATTAAACATAAATTTGTAAAGCTATTATGCAGAAAGTGTCATGACAATAAAGAAATTATAAAACAGTTAAGAATAGATACACAAAAAGAATATGAGAAAACTCATACTAGACAAGAATTTATAGATTTAATAGGAAAAAGTTACATCTAGGGTAGGCATAAGAACTACCCTTTAATTATGGGAGAGAATATGGAAGAAACATGGATAAAATTATATAGAAAAATAATGAAATCTCCCATTTGGGAGAATGAAAAAGCTCTAAAAATATGGATATGGTGTTTATTAAAAGCAACTCATGAAGAGCGAGAACAATTAGTAGGACAGCAAGTTGTTGAATTAAAAAAAGGGCAATTTGTTTTTGGAAGAAAAAAAGCATCTGATGAATTACAAATGAATGAAAACACAATATATAGATATATAAAATTGCTAGAAAAGATACGGAATGATAACAGCAAAAAGCAACAACAAATTCACAGTTATAACTATTGAAAAATACAGCGATTATCAAGCAGACAAAAGAAAATTTGAACAGCAAAATAACAACAAAATAACAACAAATGAACAACAAAATAACACAAACAATAATGTAAAGAATGTTAATAACATTAAGAATATATATAGTGACTATCCTGAAGAATTAAAAAAAGCTTTAGATAACTTTGTAGAAATGAGAAAAAAAATCAGATCTCCATTAACAGAAAATGCAATGCAGTTAGCTCTTAATAAATTAAAAAAGTTAAGCACAGATGAAACAACACAAATAGAAATAATAAATGAAACAGTATTAAAAGGTTGGAAAAGCTTTTATCCATTAAAACAAGAGCAAAACAAAAATTATGAACAAAGACAATATAACACGAGTGAACTTGACAATTTGTACGCAAATAAAGGAGGGTAATTTATGAAAATAGCACAAAAAGATAGAATTATAAATTACATACGAGAATTTGGTTCAATATCTAGCTGGGAAGCATACGCAGACTTAGGAATAACACAGCTAGGAGCTAGAATAGACCAGCTCAAAAAAGAGGGCTACGAGTTTAAAACAGAATGGGAAAGCAATACAAACAGATTTGGAGAAAAGACAGATTATAAAAGATATTATTTATCAGATATGGTTTCAGAGAATATGAACCATATACAAGAGAAAGAAATAATAAAGGCTAGATTAAGTCTAGCCTAGAAAGGAAAAGATTATGAAAGATATAGAAGTACGGAGAATATGTAAGAGTAACAAACTATGAAAACAAAACAGCAATAGGAAAAGTTGCAAAAGTATTTGAAGAATCTTATTTAGTTGACACAGGTAAAGAAGATACAAGTGGAGAGTATGGAAAATGTTGTGAATTTAAACATAGCAAACAACTAATAGACTTAATCGAAATTGGAGATATTGTAAATGGATACAAAGTATCTGATAAAAACGGTACATTACTATGTACAAATATTAAAGGAATAGATAGAAACAATAAACAAAAACTTGTAGGGGGGGAGTTATAAGTGAAAGAAAATAGTATAGAAGAAGATATCAAAATATTAGAAGAATTTAAAACAAATGGGTATAATATATTACTAATGAAATATGGAGATAGAATTAAAACAAATTTTAAATTAGCAAAAGCAATAGAGCATATTTTATCAGATTATAAAAGAGTATTAAAAGAGAATAATAGGTTAGAAGAACAAGTAGAATATGACAAAACACATATTTATACTCCACAAACAATTGAGTTAAACTTCATTTTGAAATCAAAAATAGAAGACAAGATAGAAGAATTAAAAATTAATCTAGTAAATATGCAAGGAGAAGAATTATTGATTTATGAAAGTAAGATAGAAGCATTACAAGAATTATTAGAAAAGGAGCAATAATATGAGTGAGATTGTAGAAGTTATAGAAAGACTAAAAAAAGATATAAGCAAGTCATTATGTTGCGGAGATATAACAGTGGTAAATATTGAAGATTTAGAAATAGTATTAAATATGTTAAAAGAAAAGGACAGAGAAATAATGAAAAGAGGAGAGCAAATAATTGAACTACAAAATAAAGTAATAAGCACAAAAGAATATATTGAAACCATAACACGACAAAGAGATTATTATAAAGCACGATACAATGAATTTAATGAGGCATTTATAAAAATGAAAGAAAGTTAACGAAATAAGACATACTATACTAGAGGTGTAGTATGGAACAAGAAATCTTGAATTTATGGCAAAAGCGGATTAAGTATAAGAAAAGTAGCAGAAATATATAGAAGAGATTACAACAGACATATAAATTTAGTGAGAACGGAAATACACAACAGGCACGCAGGAAAATTAATAAGCAATTATGAAGCTTTAGCCATAGTTGAAAGAGTAATTTACAAACATGTAATGAAAGATATTTATAGCAATAAAAAAAGCTAGTTAAAAAACTAGCCATCTTAAGACAACGTTAGTTTTCCTAACTATAAAAACCAACAAAAATTAGTTTATATTGAAAACTAGCAAAAAGCTGAACATTTTTATATCGCCCTAATTCTTCGGGCTGTCTTAAGATAAAAGTAGTATAACAAAATTATAAATAAAAGTCAAGAAAAATCGAGGAGGACAAAAGATAATGATATACAATTCTTCAAAAATACAAAAATTACTAAATACTGTAGAAGAAAACTTAACAGAAGATCAGCAAGAAATAGTAAAAGAAATAGTTTCTAATTATAACAAACTATTCATGATAGCAAAAGAAAAGAGTGATGAGTTAAAAAGAAAACAAGAACAGTATTCAAAAGAAAGCACTGAGAACGAAATATTAAGAGATAAAAATAAAGAATTAGAACGAGACAGAAATATGTTAAAAATGCAAAATAGAGAGCAGAGAGAACTGCTTAAAATGTATAGAAAGTAAAAAAACAAAGGAGGAAAGCATAATGAAATACATAAAAGAAGATTTAGAAGTAATGCTAAGAAGCCATTTGAAGAATGAAGCAAAATTAACAGAAATAAAACTTAAGCAAGAAGAGTATGAAGAAAGGCTACAATATGCAGGAACAGTTTATCAAGATAGCAAAGAAGATGTAATAGAAGGAATGCAACTGTCAGGACAGGTTATATCTGATATACCAAGAGGCAACACAAATAAAGTATCAGACACTACATATAATACTGTAGCAGGTTATAATAGAGAATTAAACCATATAAATAAAGAAGATAGAACTTATTTAGAAAATAAAATAGAACAATGTAAGAAAGAGATAGAAAAGTTAAACAAAGTGATAGTAAGGGTAAATAATATGTTGCAACAGTTATCTAATGAAGAAGAATTTATAATAAAATCTTATTATATGAGAAGGGCTAAATGGGATTATGTAGCAAATGAATATTATGAAGAGTTCCAAAAGCCAAAATCAATAAATCAATTATTAAACATAAGGGACAACGCAATGGAAAGTATGTTAGAAATATTAAATACAGCTATATAATGAAAAATTGTGATAAAATTGTGATAAAATTTGGATGCATTTTTGATTTGAAAGAGTTATAATTATAATAGAGAAAAAAACAAAAACAGTTTTGCGGAGATGAATTGGAAACAGTTCATCTCTATTTTTATAAAAAAGGTGGAATATGGTAGATAAAATATTATCTTTTTTAAGTAATTATGTAGAAAATATAGAAGAAACAATAAAAAAAGTAGGGAAAAACAAGACTGTTTCTGCAGGTCTAGACTTGTTAATAAAAAGAAACTCTTATGAAAAAGATGCGTTGAGAAAAGAAATATCAATATATGTTAAAAGAATAATATCTGTAAACGAATTTGAACAATTATTAGATTATGATAGAGCAGAATATGTGCATCTATTAAATGAATAGCAATTAACGATACTAGATAAGTTAATATAAAGTTCTATTAGCAGAACCTCCTTTTTATATTTACAAGGTACAAGAGAATATTCTAGTTAAGTTCTCAAAATAAAATAGTATGTAGTGATATATCAATACCACGAGGCGTGGACTTCGGTTAGGTGTGGCGTGAGTATTATAAACTAACCTGTAATACTTATATATCATTACATAGTGTTTTATTAAAAACAAAAGAGGTGGCTATTATGATAAATAGTTTTCAAAAATATATGTGTAGCACATGTAAAAGTAAAGTATGTGACAAAGGAATAGCACTAGTAAAACTAAACAATATGATAATAGCAAAATGTACGGACTATGAAAAAGACGAAAATAAAGTAAAAGGGTATGAAAAGCCAAAGTCAAGAACAGCAAAACAAAAGAAAGCACTAATGGGCTTTACACAAGAATATTAAGATGAATATTGATAAATGTATGAGAAAGTTCTGTCATGGATGCAGAAATTATGAGAAATGCTTTCCTAGTAAGAAGAAAAAAGGAGAAGTAGATGAATATAAATCAAAACATAAATAAACTATTATATGCTTTATCTACAAAAGGAAAAATATATAAAATAAACAGTTTTCAATTTTATAGTGAAAAAAATTGTAAGTACTGCACTAAATATCAAATATTAAAAAAAGAACAAGTAGAAATATATAATGGAGAAACAGATGAATTTGAATTACAAGATAGATATGAACAAAAAGAAGAATGCTATAGTAAGGTTGATGTTATGAAATATCTAATGGAGGAATATAGGATGTGATTTTATGGCGAAGAGATTAAATGATGAAGAAAAAAAACAAATAATTGCATGTTATATAGAATGCCAAAATTTAAGAGAGACAGCAAGAAGGTTTCATGTTTCTCCTGATACAGTTAAAAGGTTGACAAAAGAAAATAAAGATATCGAGCAAAATCTTGCACAAAAAAAAGAAGAAAATACAAAGAATGTTTTAAATGAATTAGATAAAACAAAGAATAAAAGAATAAAATTGCTAAATAAGATGATCGACAAGATGGAAGAAAAAGTTGACAATATTGATGTGTTTACTAATGTAAAAGATTTAGCGACTGCTTATGGAATTATAGTAGACAAAGATATGAAATTTCTTGAATTAACAAAAGAGAAACAAGAAAAGGAAAAGCAAATAATAAGAATACCAGCAAGTGATATGTCAAGTGCATTTATAGACTTGAATAGAGATATAGATAACAGAGGACATTTAGAATATTGGTTAGATGGTGGAAGGGCTTCATTGAAGTCCTCTTTTTGTGGAGAAAAAATACCAGAGCTATTAGAAAATAATCCTAATATGTGTGCATTATGTATAAGAAGAGTAAGCAATACTTTAAAAGATTCAGTTTATGCACAAATACAGTGGGGAATTGACAAATTAAGTGAAACATATCCTGGATTAATAGATGATTATAGCTTTAAAACTTCTCCGATGGAAATAACCAAGAGAAGTACAGGACAAAAAATATATTTTAGAGGAACAGATGATCCAGGCAAAATAAAATCAATAAAGCCACCTAAAGGAATGTATATAGGAATAATATGGTATGAAGAATTTGACCAAATACAAGGAATGAATGCAGTGAGAAAAATAAATCAATCCGTAATAAGAGGTGGAAATGATTTTATTGAGTTTTATACATTCAATACTCCAGCAAGTAGGCAACATTTTGTTAATAAAGAAAAAAGAATACCAAAATCAAATAGATTATCACACCATAGTGATTATAGAACGTCTCCAAGGGAGTGGATAGGACAAGCTTTTATAGACGAAGCAGAATACACTAAAGAAACAGCGCCGATAATATATGAAAATGAATATTTGGGATTAGAAACTGGCGATGGAGGTAGTGTATTTGAAAATCTTGAATTAAGGGAGATAACAGATGAAGAAATTTCTCACTTTGATAGATTATATAAAGGTATTGACTGGGGTTGGTTTCCTGATCCATTTGCATACAACAATATGCATTTCGATATGGCAAGAAGAACATTGTACATATTTGATGAATTAAGATGTAATAAAACATCAAATCAAGATACATGGAAAAAGCTACAAAAAAAAGGAGTAACAAATAGTGATTTAATAACTGCAGACAGTGCAGAAAATAAATCAATAGGCGACTACAAGTCTTACGGCGCATTTATAAGAGGAGCAGAGAAAGGACCAGGAAGTGTTGAATACAGTATGAAATGGCTAGCAGGTTTAATAAAGATAGTAATAGACCCTAAAAGGTGTCCTAATACTGCCATAGAATTTAGCGAGTATGAATTAGAAAAAGATAAAGACGGAAATATTATTACAGGCTATCCAGATAAGAACAACCATCATATTGACGCTGTACGATATGCGACAGAAACAATATGGAAAAAGAGAGGACAATAAAATGTTTGAAAGATTAGTAAATTTTATAAAAGGAGCAATAAATAAGATGTTTAATACAACTGATATAGCAAAAGATTTTAATATAGATATATCAACAAGCAATGAAATACTGTCAGCCATTGAAAAATGGTCCAATATTTATAATAGTAAAGCACCATGGTTAAATGAAGAAGTAAGATCATTGCATGTTGCGAAAACAATATGTGAAAAGGTTGCAAAAGCTGTAACAATAGAATTTAAGTCACAGGTAGAAGATAAAGAAATAGATAAAGTATATCAAAGATTTATAAAAAATATAAGAACAAATACAGAATATGCTCTAGGAAAAGGTGGAATGTTTTTCAAACCATTCTATGCTAATGGGAAAATAAAGATTAGTTGTATTCAAGCTGATAAATTTATACCTACAAAATTTGATAGCACTGGCGAATTGCTAGGGGCTATTTTTATTGATCAAATTACAAGAGGAAATGAAATATATACAAGACTTGAATATCAAGAATTGAATGACACAATATTAACAATTAAAAATAAGGCATATAAAACTACGCTACACAATGCAAACATATTAGGGAACCAAATTCTACTTTCACAAGTGCAAGAATGGGCAAATATTCAAGAAGAGATACAAATAAATGATGTTAATAGATTATTAGGTGGTTATTTCAAAATACCTATTGCAAATCCAGTTGACAATACAAGTCCTGTAGGTGTTGCAATATTTGCAAATGCTATTGATACATTAGAAGAAATAGACAAACAATTCAGCAGAACATTATGGGAATATGAAGGCTCTGAACTTGCCGTTGATATAGATGCAACGGCATTTACAAAAGACAAAAACGGAAATGATATATTACCAAAAGGCAAAGAAAGACTATATAGAAAGTTAGACTTTGGAGATGAAAGTAAGTGGAACGTATTTAGTCCTCAAATAAGAGATACAGCATTGTTTAATGGATTAAATGAGTGGTTAAGACAATGTGAGAGTCAATGTGGGTTAGCATTTGGAACTATATCTAAAATAGAAAATATTGAAAAGACAGCAACAGAAATAAAATCAAGTAAACAAGATTATTATGTAACAGTTTCAGATATACAAGGAGCATTGCAAACAGCATTAGAAGATTTGATTTATAGTATAGATATTTTAATGAGTTTGTACGGTATCAAGCATAAAGTTGGAGCACTTGCAAGTTTTGACTGGGACGATAGCATTCTAGTAGATAGTGAAAAGAAACAATCACAAAGTTTAATAGAAAGGAATGCAGGCTTAATAGATGATATTGAATACTTTGTACAAACAAGAGATTATTCAGAAGAAGAAGCAACAGAATACGTAAATAAAATGCGAGGACGAAGTAAAGAACAAATACCTAACGATGTGCAAGAGGAATAGTTTATGATAGAAAATAAAATACAAAGTGCAATAAAGTCTATTATAAGTATATATTCTAAAATGGAAGTAGAACTAATAGAGAAAATTGCAGAGCATTTTAAAATAAATGAAGAATTTATTAATAGTGATTATTGGTATTTTGAAAAACTAAAAGAACTTGGAGGACTAAATAATGAAACATTAAAGCTATTAGAAGAATATACAGGAAAAACAAAAAAGGAATTAGCAAAAGCAATGAAAGATATAGGCATAAGCTCTATACCTGTTGATCAATTAAATATAGCAACACAAAAAAATGCTTTATTAAATCCAGAAACAATAATAAATAGTGCAAATATACAAAATATAATACAATATAGTTATGATGAAATAGAAAAATCTTTTCTAAATTTAAACAAAACTATACAAGAACAAGTAAGGAAAACTTATACAGATATAATAACAGAAACATACATAAAAACAAATGCAGGTGTTTGTAGCTATCAGGAGGCAATATTAGAGAGTTTAGACAAGTTAGGCGACAAAGGCATATCTATACTTACCTACCAAGACAAAAACGGCTTAATAAAGAACTATGATGTTGTGGGAACAGTAAGAAGAGATTTATTAGTAGCAACAAGAGGACTAGCAGGAAAAGTAAATGAAGAAGTAATAAAAGAAAGTGGCAATCACATTGTAAGAGTCACTAATCACTTTGGAGCTAGAACTGGAGATGGAGGAGAAGATTACACAAACCATGCTTGGTGGCAAGGAAAACAATTCTTTTGTTGGAACTATGATGGAAATGCAACAGAAGAAGAAAAGAAATTACCAGATTTTATGGAACATTGCAATTATGGAGATGTTCAAGGTATAGTAGGAATCAACTGTAAACACTTATTTACGGTGTGGTATGGCTCAACTAAAAAGGAAGATTTAGGATTTACTTATGATGAAAATAAAGAAGAATACGAAAAAACACAGAAACAAAGATATTTAGAAAATGGTACTCGTAAATGGAAAAGAAAACAAGTAATTGCAAAGAAATCACTTGATGAAGAACACTATAAAAAAGCAAGCTTGAAAGCAAGAGAGTGGCAAGACAGATTAAGTACATTTACAGAGGGAAACAACTTAAAGAGAGATTACAGCAGAGAACATATAAAAGACTACAAAGCATTTAACATTGAGGAAAGTAAATACTTAGATATAACAGAAAAGACTTTAAACAATGGTAACCAAAAATATAAATTAAAAGAACAACTATATTATGTTGATGAGGAAGGAAATAGATATAATGCAGATGGTAAATATGTTATATTAAATCCAACTGAAAGAGAAAAAGAAGTTGCAAATATGCTAGGTGAATTATATGGTGGAAATATAAAGATAATACCAAGAATAAATGAACCTAAAGGCATAAAGACTCCAGATTATATAGTAAAAAATAAAAGATATGATTTGAAACAAATTAGCGGTAGTGGAAAATATGTAATACAAGGCAACTTAAAAGGGAAACAAAAACAAGCTGATAACTTTGTAATAGATATAACAAAATCAAAGATGAGTACAGACGAAGCTATTAGACAAGTAGAAAATATCTACAACTCAAAACATTTTTTATGGTTAGATAGGATTATTTTACTTAAAGATAAAGAATTTCTAAAAATATATAAAAGAAAATAGAAGAAGTCAACTGTGAACCTAGAGGTTCTCAATCGACTTCTTTTAATAATATTATTAACTTAATTATACTATAAATTAGGCTAATAATCAATAGTTTATTCAGAAAATTGTAAAATATTCATTGTCCGCAATGACACTAAACTAAAAGTAAAATAACTAATAGGCTTTCGTGTTTGAAAGTCTATTTTTTATACAAAAATTCGACTGTATGCAGGTCGTGAATAAGTGCATAACTACATCGTGAACGAAAAACACGTAAAAGTTCGTAGTAGGAGAAAGGAAACATTATGAAAAGAAAATTTTTAGAAGATTTAGGGCTAGAAACAGACGTCATTGAAAAAATAATGACTGAAGCAGGAAAAGATGTAACATCTTTAAAAGCCAGAGTAGATGATTTAACAGAACAAATAAATGTTAAAGATACTACTATTTCAGAAAAGAACAATAAAATAGCTGAACTTGAAAAAGTGGACGTCGAGGCTATTAAAACAGCTGAGTATGAAAGAGGCAAAACAGAAGGTTCTAAAGAAATCGAAGTTTTCAAAAAGCAAAATGCTTTAGACAAAGCTTTATCTAAGTATAAAGCAAAAGATGCTAGTATTTTAAGTAAAATGCTAGACATGGAAAAGGTTAAATATAATGACAAATTTGAAATCGTGGAGGGATTAGAGGAACAAGTAAACTCTATCAAAGAAAGTCACGATTATTTATTTGACAATGATAAACCTTTGCCAACATTTTCAGGTCCAACACAAGGACCGCAAGGAAAAGTAATAAGTGGAGATCCAGAAAAAATGGACTACAACACTTACAAACAATGGAGAAAACAAAATAATTAGAAAGAAAGAGGTAATAGAATATGGGAAACACAATATTAACACCACAAATAATTGCTAATGAAGCATTAATGGTATTAGAATCAAATTTAACTATGGCTAATTTAGTACATAGAGATTATTCAAAAGAATTTGTGCAGGTAGGAGATACTATAACAGTAAGAAAACCAAGCAAGTTTGTTGCTAAAAATTTTATAGGAGAAACAGAAGAACAAAATCTATCAGAAGGTTCAGTGCCTGTTAAATTAGATAGATACAGAGATGTTACAATCCCTGTAACATCAAAAGAAATGACATTAGATATAAAAGATTTTAGTGAACAAGTAATTACTCCTGCATTAAGTGCAATTGCTCAAGCAGTAGACATTGATTTATTAACAGTAGGAATTGAAAAAGCTGGTTCTAAAGTATCTGTATCAGCAACACCAGTTATAGGAGATATTGCTAATGTTGCAAAAGCATTAGATAAAAAGAAAGCTCCAAGAGATAACAACAGAAATTTAGTCTTAGCAGTAGATACTTTGTATAAATATAATACTTTAGATAATTTTGCTAAAGCATGTTACAAAGGAGATAGTGAAGCTTTAAAAGAAGCTGAAATTGGAAAAGTTTACACTATGAACTCATTTATGAGCCAAAATACACCTGAAAACACATCGGCAACAGCTGGAACTGCTACTGCTTATAAAGTAAAATGTACAAAAGGAGCTACTCAATTCACGGTATCTGATGGCTCTGCAAAAACAGGTACTATTAAAGCAGGAGACAAATTAATCGTTAATGGCTATTTATTTGAAGTAGCAGAAGATGCAACTTTAGCAGATGGAGCAGGAACATTAAAAGTAACTGAAAAAGTACCATTTGCATTAGAAACACCTGTAAGTGCAATGCTTATAAATAAAGCTCACTCTTTAGGCTTCCATAGAAACGGCCTAGCTCTAGTAACTAGACAACTAGAATTGCCACAAGGAGCAGCTAAAGCAGCGATTGCTTCAGCAAATGGATTAGCTGTTAGAGTTGTGTTTGATTATGATTCTAAAACAAAAACTGACAAAGTTTCTTTTGATATTATCTATGGAGTAAAAGACTTGGATGATGATCTATTAGTAGACTTTGCATAGAAAGGAAAAGGGCATGACAAGTTATATCGATTATAATTTTTATGTAGATTCATATAAGGGCGACATGCCCGAAGAAAATTTTGAAAAATTAGCATTAAGAGCAAGCGCTGAAATACAAAAAAATATTTTTAATAGAGATATAGAAAAATATAAAGATGAAGTACAAATAGCAACTTGCTCTGTTGCTGATATATTGTTTAAAATTGAACAATTAGAATCAAGAAAAAACAAGTTAGCAAGTAGTAATGTTAATGATAAAGTCGTTTCTAGTGAAAGCGTAGGCGATTTATCAAGAACATTCGCAAATACTACTAACTTAACTGACCTTGAAAAAGAAATTTCTAACCAGAAAAATAAGATACTAGAAGAAATTAGATTATATTTATTACATACAGGCTTATTATATAGAGGTGTTTGACATGGAAGATATGTTTGATAAGGATATAACAGTAATAAATCAATATATAGACAGTGACCATAAGAAAGCATACAAAGTAAGCTATGTGAAAGGTTTTTGGAGTTCTAATAATGGAGTATCTATAAATGGGACACAATTAACTAAAAGTGATGGCTTATCCGCAAGAATATTAATGAATGATAATAGAAACAAACCATATCAAAAGCCAGAAGAGTTTAAAAAGGAGCAAAAAACGTGGACATTGCAAAACGATGATTATCTAGTAAAAGAGAAAGTAGAAGACTTTACTACTATAATTAAATTATTAGAAAATTATCAAGATGTAATAAAAATTACTAATATTGCTATTAAAGACTATGGCTCAGAAGATATGTGGCATTTTGCTATAACAGGAGCTTAATATGAAGTTGGATTATATGGTAGCTTTTAGTGGTATTCAAAAACAACAAATCATAGATAAATATGGTCTTGAAGGTGGAAGGACACAAAAAGTAATCGACAGCAGTTTTATGGGATATGTTGATAAGTATATGCCACAAGATAGCAATCAAATGATAACAAGTATGTATAATTCCACAAAAATTGGAAGTGGAGAAATTAATATAAACACACCCTATGCTCATTATCAACACGAGGGCGTTTTATATGTTGATCCTAAATACAAAAAAGGTGCTTTTCATGATCCTATAAGTGGCAGGTATTGGAGCAGACCTAATATTAAGAAGGTTCCAAGTGGTAAAAAATTAAATTATCATGGAGGAGCTTTAAGAGGAGATCATTTTGTAGAAAGAATGTTGGCAGACCATTTTGAAGATATATTAAATGCAGGTCAAAAGGAGATAGATAAATAATGTCAGAAGAAAAAGCGATGATAGAAAAAGTAAGAGATTATATGGCTAAATGCCCGTATTTAGATAAGTATGCAGAGTTGAATGTAGAATATTTAGTAGATAAAGTTAAAGCTTATTCCATAAATGAAAATGCAGGATATAATCCAATACTAAACAAATTCTTAAGAGGTTCTGAAAGACAGTTTTTGTTTACTTTTGATAGTAAATTACATTGGAACGAAGATATACAAAACAATATAGATAATTCTAAAACATTTGAAGACACAAGAAATTGGTTAGAAAATAATAAAAAGGGAAAAATTTTTCCAGACATACCTGGGGTATATGACATTGGTGCGACTACAAATGGCTATATATTTGCTACTAATGCAAATGAAGCAATTTATCGTATCCAATGTTTTTTATATTATTTTAAGGAGGAATAAAAGTGGCAAATTTAACAAAAATAAATAGAGATGAATTAGTTGAATTTTTAAATACAAAGCCAAAAGAGCAGACAGCAAACTGGGCATTGATTGGCGTGGGAATAACTGATAAATCTACAGACTACAATGCTGAAAAGACAGAAGAAAAATGGATTATACATAGAAACAAAAATGTAACTGTAGATAGTTATGGCTTAACATCAGGAGTAGAACAAACATGCTACAAAGGTGATGAAGTATTTGAATTTATAGACAATATAAGATATAGATTATTGACTGGTTCAGATGCTGAAACAAGCTTATTAGAAATAGATAAATATAGTGTTGATGAAGCTGGAAGTACACCAAAATATAGAGCAAGATTATGGACAGTTTCAATAGAAATAGGCTCTAATGGTGGAGATAGTGCAAAAATAAATTATACAATAAACTATACAGGGGACCCAACATTTGGAACAGTTACATTTGCAAACGGAAAACCTACATTTGCAGAAGAAACAAAAGAAGAGACAGGAAATTAAATAAAAAAACATATAAATACATTGTAATTGCAAAATTCGACAATTTTTTCAATTACAATGTATTATACTTCTTTTATATATTATAAAAGGAGGAATAATTATGGCAATGAAAGTATGCAAAGATTGTGGGACAGAAGTAAGTAAAAGTGCTAAAGTGTGCCCTAAATGTGGTAAAAGATTAAAAAATACAGTTTTAAGAGTCATTTTAGGGATATTAGTTATTGTCATTGGAATTGGAGCAATAGCAAGTGGAGGAGATAGTTCTGTACAAACAAGTAACAACAATAAACAAGAAAAATTTACTCTTATATCAGATAAAAAAACAACAGATGCTGTAGGAACAACTTATATAGAAGGGGAAATAAAAAACAATACGGACAAATCATATTCTTATGTACAAGTAACATTTAACTTATATGATGATAATGGAGCACAATTAGGAACTGCTGTTGACAATATAAACAATTTAGAGCCAAATGCAACTTGGAAATATAAAGCATTAGGTTTAGTTACTGAAAAAGTGTCAAGTTATAAACTTGTAGAAATAACAGGTTGGTAAAATAATAATTTTATTAAAAAAACACTAGAAACACTAGTGTTTTTTATTATGGAGGAAACATGGAAAATTATATAAAAATTAAGCCTAAAAAAGATATTTTAAAATTAGGCATAATGGATGAAGATGATAATATTGTTAAGGACAATAATGGAAATGAAATATATTTAGAGTTTGATTTGGCAGATATAGATTTACCAATAAAATATAATAAATGTGTAGGAATGATAAATGAGGCAAAAAAAGAATTAAAAATGCAAATGGTAATAATAGATAAAAAACAAGATCATAAAAGTAAAGGGTTATTAACTTCAAATGAAGAAGCTAAAGTAAAAGCAGTTAGAAGTTTTTATAAAAAAATGGAAACGGCAATGGACTTATTTTTAGGCGAAGGTGGGACAAAAAAATATTTGAATGGAAGAAAGCCATATTATGAAATGTTTGACGACATAGGAGAAGCTTTAAAACCATATGAAGATAAGTTTAAATTAACAATAACAGATATGACAGAAAGAATAAAAAATAAATATAAAGTAGTTGAAAGTGACGTGTTAACTGATGAATAGTTATGTTGAGTATGCATTAGTTAATAATAAAAAATATAAAATAAATACAGATTTTAGAGTAGCATTAAAATGTAATGAAGTAGCTGAAAGCAATGTTTTGGAAGAAGAAAGAGCATTAGCAATAATATATTTATTATTTGGAGAGAAAGGCTTGAGTAATTCAGATGATTGGGAAGGGCTACTAAAAATCGCTACAAAATATTTAAACATAAAGAAAGAGAATAATAGCGAAGAAAAAGAAACAAATATGTCTTTTGAAGAAGATTGGGGATATATACAAGCTTCTTTTTTTAGTGATTACAATATAGATTTATCAAAAATAAAAATGCACTGGTGGCAGTTTTTTGATTTGCTATGTGGATTAACTGAAAAATGCGTATTTAATAGAGTTAGGTTTGTTAGGGATTTTGATATTAGTCAAATAAAAGATAGTAAAGAAAGAGAAAGATGGATTGAGCAGAAGAAGCAAGTAGCTTTAAAAAATAAAGAAAAAATCAAGACAGCAGAACAATTACGATTAGATAAACTTTTTGAAGAACAACTAGAAAGTAGGTGATGTAGTTGGATGGTTACCTAAAAATTAAAACTAAAATAGATAATAAAGATGTAGACAAAGGAATAGAAGAAATAGAAAGTAAAATTAAAAAGTTACAAACAGACAACGAAAAAGGTAGTTCAGAGCAGAAAATATTGCAAGAAGAGATAAATAGATATGAAAAGCTTCAGCAAGAAGCAGATAAATACAAACAAAAGATATCAAGTTTAAATAAAGAAAAGCAAGCAATGTTCATAAAAAATGGATTTAATAGAGCGTTGCCAGATTCAGAAATGCCTAATTATATTAAAGTTACATCCGAATTAGAAAATGTAAGAGCAAAGTATTCTAATATAAATAGTGAAATAGATAAGCAAGCTCCAAAAATAGAAAAGGTTTATAGTAAATTAGATAAGATAAAAACGAAACAAACTGAAAATAACACAAAAATACAACAATTTAAATCAAAAATAGAATCAATAAAAGCCAACAACATTAAAAGTTCTATAGATGGAATAGGTAAAAGTATAACTGGTCAAATTTCAAAAATTGGGAAAATGGCAATGGCTGTAGTAGGAATCAGGACGGCGTGGAGTGCAGTAAGAAGTGCTGTTAATCTAGTTAGTCAATATAATCCACAGATATCAGCAGATTTGCAGTATATGGCTTATTGCATTGCAAATATAGTGGCTCCAGCAGTCCAATGGCTTACTAGGTTATTGTATACAGCTTTAAGTTATATAAATGCAATAATGCAAGCTTGGTTCGGAATTAATATATTTGCAAATTCAAGTGCAAAAGCATTTAAAAAAATGCAATCAAGTGCAGGAGGAACAGCAAAATCTGCTAAAGAAATACAAAAATCATTGCAAGGCTTTGACGAAATGAATGTATTGTCAAACAATTCAAATGATTCTTCAGGAGACAGTGGTATTGCAACACCGAGTATGGATTTAAGTAATATGCAAGGGGAAATACCAGAATGGCTAAAATGGATTATAGACAATAAAGATTTAATTTTATCGGTTATTTCAGGAATTACAGTTGGACTCTTAGCATGGAAATTAGGTTTAGATGGAATAAAAGCATTAGGAATAGGGGTACTAATATCAGGAATTGTATACACAATTCAAAGTTTAATTTCATATTTAAACGATGGGTCTTGGGAGAATTTTGGGAAGATAATCCAAGGAATTGGCGTAGCCTTATTAGGACTTGCCATAATAATAGGTAGTGTCCCTGTAGCTGTTGCAGGAGCTATTACATTAATTGTAGGAACTATAGTTAAGTACTGGGAGCAAATAAAGGCATTCTTACAAAATGGAATTGATTGGTTAGTAAGCAAAACAGATTGGGTAAGAGATAATTTTGGAATAGTAGGAGAGACAATTTATAATATTTTTACTTCGTTATTGCAAGGATTATTAAATATATTTGACTCTTTATTCACAGCAATAAAAGGAATATTTGATGGAATTATAAAATTTATAAAAGGTGTATTTACAGGAAATTGGAAACAGGCATGGGAAGGCATAAAAGATATATTTTTCAGCGTATGGAACGGCATAAAAGGTATCGTTTCGTCAGTATGGCAGTTTATTAAGAGTGTAATTTATAGCTTACTAAATCTAGTTAAAGGAATAGTAAATACTGTATGGGGAGTAATAAAGGGACTTATTAATTTGATAATAGGTGGAATAAATGCGTTAATAAGAGGTATGAATAGATTAAGCTTTACAGCACCGGACTGGGTTCCTGGTATAGGAGGTAAAAGGTGGGGTGTTAATATACCACAAATACCACGTTTAGCAAAAGGTGGTATTATTTCTCAACCTACGCAAGCAATTATAGGAGAAGCAGGAAGAGAAGCGGTTGTACCCTTAGAAAACAATATGGAATGGCTAGATATACTAGCAGATAAACTTGCATCAAAAATTGGAGGCAATGGAGGCTCTTATATAATTTATATGGATGGCAGAGTAATACAAAGAGGAATTGCAAAAAGACAGCAAGAACTTGCCTTTGCTAGAAACGGGAGGTAATTATGCTAATAGATAAGGAAAGCCTAATAATAGATGGCGTAAAAATGGCACAGTATTTAATAGATGCTAAATTTGGCTATCATAAAATATGGGGGAAGGATACAGGAAGAGCATTATCCGGAGATAATTCTGGAACATTAAAGGGCATATACCCAAAAATAACAATGAATTTTAGAAAATTAAATGATGAAGAGGTAGGAACAATCCTATCTCTTTTTAATAAGGCTGAAAACAAAGTAACTTTTTATAATCCAGATTTAAAGAAAAAAGTTACAAATATGTCTTGCTATTCAAATGACCAAGAATACTCACAAAAATACTTGGGGAAAATAGAAGGCTACAGCAGTGCAGTGATTTCAAATAAGAAAAGGGAGTATTATGAATGATAAATGTACAAGAAAATTTTAAAATTGACTTAAGAACGTACGGCAGGCAATTTAATATAAAATTAAAAGTAAATAATTCTGATTTTAATGCAGATAATTTAAATTATATAAAACCTTCATTTAGTACCCCTTTATTCAAAACAATAATGCATCAAATAGAACTTGATTCAAAGGTATTTATGTCCAAAGACACTAAAATTAGCGGAAGAATAGGGGTAAAAGTTAATGAGAAGAACTATAAATATATTGATTTAAACAATTATTATGTACAAAGTTGCGAAAGACAAGAAGATACAAATTCATATAGAGTTTTGGCATATAGCAAAATGAAAGAAGCCATGGTTGACTATGATTTGAATTTTGCAGGAAAGATAACTGTTAGAAATTATCTAATAAAAATATGTGAAAGATTAGGTTGGAATACTGATAATATTCCAGCCACTTTTATTAACTCTGAAAAAATAATAGATCCTAATTTACATACAGGAATAAAATATAGCTTTAGAGATGCTTTGGATGAAATTGCAACAATTACATGTAGTTTTCTTATGTTTAAGGGAGATAATTTTTATTTATTATATTTAACAGAAACAAATGAGACAATAGATGAGAGTTATCTAGATGAGGACAATGTTACGATAGGAGAAAAATATTTTATAAACTCATTAGTATTTAGCAGAGCTGAAGAAAGCGATAATATTTACAGAAAAGATAATACAAGCATTACTGTAAATGGTTTACATGAATATAGAATAGCAGATTGTCAATTATTAAGTACAAATGATAGAGCTGATTATATAGATGAAATGTTTAATTACTTAAAAACATTAGAATTTTATATTTTTGATGTTCAAAGTAAAGGAATTTTATTTTTAGAGGCGTGTGACTTGTTTAATTTTAAATTGAACAATACAACATATAAAGTAGCTTTATTAAATGACGAAATAAACATAGATGATGGATTGAAAGAGAACTTGTTTTTAGAAAAACCAGAAGAAACTGAAACAGAATATAAATATGCAGATAGTACAGACAAGAAGATAAATCAAACATATATATTAGTTGATAAGCAGAATCAAAGAATAACCCAACTAACAGAAGAAACAACAGAAAATTCTCAAAAGCTAACCAAAACAGAACAAGACGTAAATGGATTAACTACAAAAGTATCATCAGTAGAGCAATCAGTAGAAAACATAACAAACACACAAAACACAGCTACAGGAAAGAATATACACTTAGAAGACAGTAGCGATGACCCACTAGTAAGTATAAAAGTAAAAGGCTCAACTACACAATCTACAAGAAGTGGAAAGAATATATTTAATAAGAATGCCATAATAAGAACAAACGGTGTAACTAAAAGTGTACTTGACACTGGTGTAAGAATAACACAAACGTATGCAGGTCAGTTTATGTATGGTGGCATAAAGTTAGGAGGTTCGGAGCTTTTAGGCAAAACATTAAGAATAAGTGCTAATTGGACAAAGAGTGCTGATAATGTTCCATATATTGCTGTATATTTTGGCAATTCCTCTAGTATGGCACTTTATAGTTTAGCAGGCACAGGTGTTTCTAGTCAAATTAAACAAACAACACTGCCTAATGCATTTCCTACAGTAGGCGAGCAAGTCTGTGATACAGTTTTTATTTTATTATATTCAAATAGAAATGGCACAGGAAATGTTGGAGACTATGTAGATTATACAGATTTAATAGTAACAGTAGACAATGACGATATGACCTATGAAGATTACGGAACTTCACCTTCCCCAGACTACCCAAGTGAGATAGAGAATATTGAGGGGAGAAACATATTAGACATTTCAAAGTATGCTGATACTTCTTTATGGGAGAAGACTACAAATTATTTTATGTTTACACCTGTTTTAAAAGAAGATATGCCAAAATTTAAAAAGATTTTAAGCGGTAGCATGAAATTAAAAGGAACAGCTCAAAATTTAGTTTTTGGTTTAACTACTGAAAAGGTAACTCCAACTAAAGAATTAAGAATACTTAATAATGGTAATTTACAAAATGCAAACTATGATTTAAAAAACGCAGATAATATATATTTAACAATAGGAAACGGCAATATGTTAAGTGCTGATAAATCTGAAATAGGACTGATTTTCAATAATTATGACATTCAACTCGAAGAGGGCACACAACCTACTTCATACGTTCCATATAACTCATTAGAAATAAAAGATGTAGGAGAAAATTTGTTTGACTGTGCAAATAGCAAGATAATTTATAATAATGCTAGCACATTGTATGAAAGATTAACTAATGGATTAAAAATAATATCTAGTGGTCTACAATATAATATGCTGTATTTTTTGGTTGATACAGTAGAGAATTTAAAAGGCAAAACATTAACATTATCAAGTGATATTTTATTTTCAAAAGAAAAGCAATATGTAGATTTTGGATTATATTACACTGATTTTAATAGTGGTAATAGAAAATCATTTGGAATTATAGAGAGTATTAAAACAGAGGGATATTATACTATAAAAGGAATAGTAGAAGAAGGCGAAAATAGAAATTATGTTTGTATAGGTTTAAGACCTAATATGGATTCTAACTTTGCAAAGGGAGACTATACAATATATGATAATTTACAAGTAGAAATTGGTGAAACAGCAACTCCATACACCCCATACAAAGAACAAAAAGTAACATTTCCATTATCAGACGGACAAAAACTAATGGAAGGAAGTTACTTGGCAAGTGATGGAATACATAATAAGAGAAAACAAGTTATTTTAGATGGTAGTGAACGTTGGGTTGTAGATAAAGAATTAACAAATACAATAAGGGTTTATAGTAATGAATTTCTAACAAAAGGAAAATCTGTAAATGCTTTATGTAATTATTTTGAAACAGTAAGCAGTGCTTATACGATTAATACTGTAGATAAAGAAGCACTTATGGTTATTAACACTACTCAAATAGCAGTTAGAATTAACAAAACAAGAGCTAAAACAGTAAGCGAATTTAAAGCGTATCTATCAGAACAATACTCAAACGGTACACCTGTAATCGTCGAATACGAACTAGCAGCAGAAGAAATAGTACCTTATACAACAGAACAACAAGAGGCTTGGAATAAGATAGAACAATTACATACATATAAAAACGTAACAAATATATTTAGTGACACAGAATTAGATATAGTTTACGTTAGAGATAATGGCTTATCAGATATGTATGAAACAAAACAAAATGCAAGTAAAAACTATACGAAAACAGTTGAAAAGTTTGCAGAGCAGAAAATCACAACTGATGAAATATCTTCAAAAGTATCATCTCTCGAAACAACAACGGTAAAAGAAATACAGGTTCAGTATGCATTAGGAGACAATTCAGTCACTGCCCCTGAAACAGGATGGAATACTACAGCACCAAAGTGGCAAACAGGAAAATATATGTGGCAAAAGACGGTTACGGTTTATGCTAACGGAACAACAGTAGAGTCTAGTGCAACCTGTATTCAAGGAGCAAAAGGAGAAGACGGGGGAAAAGGCGATACAGGTGCAACAGGCAAAGGAATTAAGTCAATACAGGAACAATATTATTTGTCAACATCAAATACTACTCAAACAGGCGGAAGCTGGAAAAACACGCAAGATATATGGACGGCTGGAAAGTATATTTGGACAAGGTCTCATATAACGTGGTCAGACAACACAACAACAGATACAACACCAATTTTAGCACAGGGCTTAAATACAGCAAATAAAACCGCAAACGATACTAAAGAAAATTTAGAGAATAACTACAGTACAACAGTAGAAATGAACTCTGCAATTACTACTAAAGCAAATGAAATAACAACTGAAGTAAATAAAAAAGTAAATGAATTAGAGCTAGGAACAAAGATAGAGCAAAACTATGAACATGTAAAAGTGGCTTGGAATAAAATAACAGAATTTATACAAATGATGATATTAAACGGAAATGCTAGTTTAGCAATATTAGATAATTCAAAAAAAATATTAATGTCGTTAGATAAAGCAGGACAACACTTTTACGATAGCTCAGAAAATAAAATTGGTGACGTAGGAGTTATTAATTATAAAAATACCCCGATGATTGCTTTCAATCTGAATGTTAGTCAAAATAATAATAAGCGGAATGGCTTGGGGAATAGAAAAAAATGGAACATTCTATCCGATTTTTTATACTGTAGGAACATATTATGAAGAACAAAGCGAATATGGCGGAGAATTTGCAATTGTAGGTACATTAACAACTCCTGGCATAAATATTACAAATGGCACTATTACAACAGAAGAACTACAAATAAACTTAACAACAAAAGATGGAACTTTTTTAGGATATTTTGGGCAAAAAGGCTTTGCACTTGGAGATTTAATTGAAGGAGGATTAAATGTTGAAGGTGGATATAGCATAGACTTTAAAAACAATTCAATAATAAATGTAGATAATATGGCAACAAGTGACAATGTAAGTGCATTTAGTGCAGGAAGTTCAGGAAGTGATTATTTGCACGTTGGGAAAAGAGACAATACAGGATTTAATTTGTGGGCTTCATCATCTGATATTAATTTAAAGAAAAATGTAAAAGATACAGAAGTAAATGCAGTAGAGACAATAAAAAAAATAAAACACAAACAGTTTGATTGGAAAAAAGATAATAAACATCAAAAAGTAGGTTACATTGCACAAGAAATGCAAAAGATAGATGAAAATTTTGTGCACTATATAAAAACTGGGGAAAAAGAGGATTGGCAAATAAATGTATTGTCGGTTTTAGCAACTGCAACAAAAGCAATACAAGAACAACAAGAACAAATAGAACAACTAAAAAAAGAAAACAACCTTATGCAAAATTCAATCAAAAGAATAGAAAAATTAGAAAATGAGCAAAAGGGGTGAGAGAAGTTGGATAATACAGTAACAACAGTAATAGCCTTCATAGTATCAATGATACCTATTTTTACCGTAATAATAAAATTAAATAGTACAATAACAAAGTTGAATACAACAATAGAGGTATTAACTGAACAAATGAAGTTTAGTCAAAAAGATAGAAATAAGATTCATGAGCAATTAAATGACCACGAAACAAGAATATCGATATTAGAATCAAGGGGAGGTAAAATATGAACAAGGAAAAAATATTAAACTGGCTAAAGTGTGCAGGAGTAAGAGCAGTCAAAACAGTAGCTCAGACAGCAGTAGCAACAATAGGAACAAGTGCAGTTATGGGAGATGTAAACTGGCTAGCAGTAGGTAGTGCAAGTCTGCTTGCAGGTATATTAAGTTTATTAACAAGCATAGCAGGTCTACCAGAAATAAAAGAGGAGGGATAAAATATGAATATAATTGAAAAAACATATAGTTTAAATGGAACTCTACAAAAAAGAGCAAAAACAGACATGATAATATTACATCATGCTGTATATGACGGAGATGTAGAAGGAATAGATAGAATACATAAAGGCAAAGGTTGGACATGCATAGGATATCATTTCTATGTAAGAAAAGATGGTTCTATATATAGAGGAAGAAGAGAAGATACAGTAGGAGCACATGCTTATGGTTCTAACATGACAAGTATAGCAATATGTGCAGAGGGTAACTTTGAAACAGATATAATGTCAGAAGAACAAAAGAACTCTATAAAAGAATTAGTTGCTTACTTAAAAAACAAGTATGGTATATCTACAGTAAAAAGGCATAGAGATGTAAATTCAACAGCTTGCCCAGGAAAGAATTATCCATTTGAAGAAATTACAAATGCTACTGTTAAACCTACTGAAAACAAGCCTGTTGAAAATAAAACAGGAAGTTATTTAGTTAAAGTAACAGCGAATGCTTTAAATATTAGAAGCGGAGCTGGAACAAATCACAGTATAACAGGATGCATAAAAGACAAAGGAATATATACTATAATAGAAACACAAGGAGACTGGGGAAGATTAAAATCTGGTAGCGGTTGGATTTGTTTAAACTATACAACCAAAAACATAGATAAATCTTCAGATGATGGCTATGTGCTAGGATTATACGTTGTAAATACAAGTGCAGGATTAAATGTAAGAAAAGGTGCAGGAACTAATTATGCAAAAGTAAAAGCATATCCAAATGGAACAAGATTTGATACTTATGAAATTAAAGGTAATTGGGCAAAAACTCCAAGTGGTTGGGTTTGTTTAGATTATTGCAAATTAGTGAATAAGTATTAAAAACACCCTAAAATCAAGACATACAAGTATATTAATTAAAAATATAAAGGGCTTAGAAACGATTGTCGTGAGCCGTTTTTGGGGCAAAATTTAGAAGAAAAATAGATTTTATTATCAGAACAAAATTATGCTATTTTATATTTTTTTTAATAACAATTAATCCTTTTTTAAATCTATTATTATAAAATAATTGGCTTTGTCACAAACATATAATAAAAAGAAAACTTGAAAAATAAAAATATTAACATTAAAAATTAATTTTAACATATTCTATAAATCCTTTTTCTTTAAATTTTTTTGCAAAAAAGAGACCAAAGATTTCTCTTTGATCTCTTTCTCTTCATAATTAAATATTATTACTTATTTTAAAAAAAGTAAATGTCCCTTTTTGTATGCTTTTTGTCATCTTTGTAAATTTATTAAAAATAAAATAAGAAAAAAATCTAGTTCTGGCTTAATTTCAAGGAAATTAATTTTTATACTTTACATTTTGTAAAAAAGTATGTTAAAATGTTAATGAAATAAATAATTATAAATTTTAGTCTATTTTTATTAATATTGAACATACTATTAATAAAGATGGAGGAAAGTTTATGAAAAAAATTATTATTTTATTATTAAATGAAAATGGAGATATAGAAATCATGAATAAAAATATTGAATTAGATGAAAAAACTATGAAAGATATTTTTGAAACTTACAAAAAATTAAATATTAAAGAATTAGATAAAAAGGATAATAATAACACTTCGATATTTAGATATGATTATACAAAAAAATCTTCATTGGATATAAGCAGTTTTGCAAAAGTATAGGAGATAATATGTCAAATTGGAATGAAATACTAAAAGAATTAAAAAGTCAAGATCCAGGTGTGCCATTAGATATCGTAAGAAGAAAATATATAAAGAAACTATATAAACTAACTGGAAGGAATGTAATATGTTATTATTCAGGTTTTTTATCTAATCATAATCACCCAGATACAGGAATTAATGATACAGATGTTAGCGGTTTTATGACGGCGATACATAAATTAGATAAAACAAAAGGATTGGATTTAATTTTACATACTCCAGGAGGAGAAGTAGCAGCCACCGAAGCAATAGGTAATTATTTAAAGGCTGTTTTTAAAGATGACATAAGAGTTATTGTTCCCCAAGTAGCCATGTCAGGAGGAACAATGCTTTCTTGCATAGGAAAAGAAATAATTATGGGTAAACATTCTAGTATTGGACCAGTTGACCCTCAATTTGGAGGTATACCATGTTATGGAGTTATACAAGAATTTGAAAAAGCAAAAAAAGATATAATAGAAAATCCATCAACGATACCTATCTGGCAAACGATTATCACAAAATATCATCCTACATTTATTGGACAATGTTATAAGGCAATAGAATTGTCAAACGAGCTAATTCAAGATTGGCTAGAAAAAGGTAAGATGTTTGAAAATGTTGAAGATAAAGAAGCTAAAATAGAAAGTATCATAACTTTTCTGAACAATAATAAAGAAACTAAAATACATTCAAGGCATATTAGCAATGAAAAGGCTAAAGAAATAGGCTTGAAAATAGTTGATTTGGAAGAAAATGATAGTTTTCAAGATGCAGTCTTATCTATTCATCATTGTTATATGCATACATTTTCAAATTCAAATGCAGTTAAAATTATAGAAAATCATAATGGAATTGCAACAATAGCAAATTCAAGACAATAA